TTATTTCTCCTCCACATACCTAAACTGTCGTCCCTTTGAATCAATCCATAAGCTCCTAGCTCTATCCCAGATAATGTTTTTGCTTAATCCAGTAATTTCAGATAACTGTTCAGCAGTACCTGTTACTAGAATTCGATCACCATGCCAGATTGCAATTTTTCTCGGCGTTCTCCGTTTGGGCTTTTCATTCCACATTGATTTGCCGAGCTTTTGGACTTCTGCAACTATTTCTTTGTCTTCTTGCCAAGATTCTGACTTGGTTAATTCAGCAATTCTTTTCATTGCTGCTTTCTTATCCATGCTCATTCCTCCAATCTACGAATTTCCCTTCTTAAGTTCTCTATGTGCAAATCGATCGCCTTTCTCGCCGTTTCATTGACCATCACTGCCTTTGTTCGTTCCAGATCGTCAATCTCACGCTGAAGGCTTCGAATACGCATTTGAATCACTTCTTCTGTTGTCATGATGGACCACCTCGTTAAAAACGCTCTTCCTTGAACGTATTCCGATATTTTTTAGCTAAAATCAACGGCACTTGATATTTATGACAAAACAACTTTGCCTTGATCTTAAAGTCTTTTGTCTGCATTCCTTTGACATCTACGACTTTGACTAGTTTGCCGTTTTTATAAAATGTGAAGTCGGGAATATACTCGATCTTACGATACTTCTTTCCATCTAGTTCAAACTTCGGCATCAGCTCAAATCGTTCCTGAAGTTTTACTTTCCAGCCGTTCGCTTCCGCTTGCCACAAAGCTAGATCGTAGTACTCTGCTTCTGCGATAGAATCAAACTTGATACCTCGATGGATAGTTTTTCGATTACGATATTTATTCATGCGATACTACCTTTCACTGGTTTTATGCGCTTGTCTGCTGTTTGTTGGAATTTCAGCGCATAACCTTCTGAATTTTTAAATATCCTAGAAACAATTCTTTCACCGTAGGCTTCTCTTAGTTCAGGACCAGATAAGTTTGTTGTGATAATCGTTGCCTTGTTCTGTCTTGCTTCCAAGAGCGTGTTTAACGTATTGTTTGTAAACTGTCTACTATTTGATACCCCACTACCTAATTCAGCTCCAACATCGTCAAAAACCACCAAATCAGTTGTTTTAATATCGGCTATAAGCGATCCTTCAATTTCTTTTCTCAGTTCAGAATTGTTATAAGAAAACTTTATTTGCTCTAATAACTCTTGATAGCTTATAAAAAGTATTTTCTTGTCATAATTTGAGCGCTCAAGTATTTCCCAAGCTGTCGCCATTGACAAGTGGCTTTTTCCGCTTCCTGATTTCCCTGATAGAATGAAATGTGCAGGATGGTTCAGTAGGACATCATTTACATAGCTTTTAGCTCTTTCTAAAGCAATTTTCGTTTCTTGGTCCACTACGTGATAATTCTCCATTTTGCATTTAAACAAAGTTTTATCTGTTAATACCGAACCATTTTGAAAAAAACTCAACGCTCGTGCTTTTAAGCTGTCGTTATATATCCGTTCGGTCTGTATATCCTCTTTCACACGTAACGCTTTATAACCACAACTCATGCATGTGGGTTTACAACGTTCTGAACCATCCTTATTTTTAGCTCGCCAACTATACAAAGGTTCGCTACATTCTGGACATTTTCCACTTTGCACTAATACTCTTCTTATTAGCTTCTCCATAGCATTTGCTAGGCTTTCCATGTGATGCATCTCCTTTTTAAATTGGCAAGTCGTCATATTCACTAGGATTGCTGTACTGTAGTTTTTGACTTTGCTTTTTATGATTCTTCTTATCTGCTTTGATTTCGAATTTGAGCTTCTCAAATTTTTCTCTCAATTTCTTAGCACTTCTAATATTTCCAAACCAAAATTCATTTGTCGGTAGCCAATTGATCACATACTCAATCGCTTCTATAGACGCTTTGTCTCTTTCTTCAATCAACCTGATTGTGTCTGCCCATTTTTCGATATCTACTTTGTTCATTTCTTTTGGAAAATCTTCAGTTAAATTACTTTGCAATTTTTTAGCAAGGCGTAAGTGTTCGTCAGAATACTTACCTTTCTTTTCTTCTTTATCTATATCTATATCTTTCTCTATCTCTATCTCTAACTCTGGTGTAGTTTTGTCTGGACATTTGTCCGACACTTGTCCTCCAGTTATTAAATTCCGTTTTGCCTCTTCTATTTTCTTTCTGTATTCTCTTTTTCTATCTGCTTCAGTTGAGGATTTCCCAATGAAACTTTGTATATCAGACATATAGATTGCTCCGTTATCTAATACGTCAATAAGCTGCAAATCACGGAAAATTTGTACCGCTTTTTCTACGACTCCTACAGAATGTCTTGTAATAGTTGCGAGCATTGTAGAGTTAAATGGAATCCTGTCATTAAACATCAACTTACCTTCGTGTTTTAGACTTCTTAAATAAAGTTTGAGAAGAATATTAGAATAAATATAGCCATCTGGCATACTTTCTAAGAGAACCATCTCGTCACTATCGAAAAAATTCTCTTTTAGTTTTAAATAGTAGTAGCGTTTGTTGTCAGACAATATTTTTTACCCTCCTATTCTAAGTTTCTTAATTGTTTCCTGGTTTAACTTGATTCCTTTGATTTGATACTTATTTCTGAAATTGGTCACACCTATTTTGTGTTTCTCCGTGTGATGGATTCTGCAGAGTGCTGCAAATGTGTACTCTGAATGATCAACTTCTTTGCGCTTTCGTCTTCCCAGCGCTTTGTCAAAGTGATCAATATCAGCTCCTGTTTTGCCACAGATGCAACAAACTCTTTTTGTAATACATTTGTAGAAGTAATACTCTTGATTCGCTGGTAAAATCTCATATCCTTGTTTGAAAGGTATGTGGTGTTCAAAGATGAAATCTAAGATAATGTTTGCTAAGACGTTAGCATCACTCACAGTCGTATTCGATTCATCTTTGAGGCTTATTTTGCGCCCTGTGACACCTTCAAAACGAAAGTAGAAGAATTCCTTCCAGAAGTCCGTTGGCATCCCTGTATCGATGAAAATATCGCCTATCAGCGCATAGATGAAGTTTCGTTGCTGTACAGTGAAACGTCTAGGATCAATAAAACGAATTTCAATGACTCGATCGCCATCGTAGCCGTCGTACATCGTCTTCAAACGTTCGATGTTCACTTCTTCATTAATAGTTGCACCTATGTCTTTTCCTTTGAACTTTTTCAGAACCGCAGAATATGAATCGATTAATGGTTTAAACACTCATATCACTTCTTATCTAATTCTTTTCTCTTAGCTGCTATTGCTCGCTCCATCAAGGCACATTGCTCATAGCTTAACTGTTCAATAGTTTCAACGTTATCAGCTAAGAGCCCTAATTTATCTGTCTGCTCATTAACATATTCGATTAAGGTTTTGGTCATATCTTTACCCATCTGCTCATTGAAAGCTTCTAGAATCGTCTCTAGCATGTTTAATTTCTTTGTATCGATTCTAGGTGGCGTTGGAATATCTTCCCCTTGAAATACATATAATCCCAGTCCGTGTAGAGCCAATGCTTTCACAAAGCATCGCTTCAATGAGTTATTGATTTGCATAGCATTTGGTTTAACAACTGGTTGGTTTCGATAATCTAAAACTGGAAATAACTCGGTTTCCGTGTGTCCTTTAACCGTTACTGAGACAGATACATAAGTCCCTGTTTCGTCCATAAGAAAAGGTTTGTATTCCTCAACAAGAAAGTCTTGATGAGTTCCAGAAACAACTCTGTAGTGTTTGTACTCATTAATAGTTACCGTTGCCTGTGGATCATTCTTTTTCATAATCTCCCATGCGTGAGCCCAAGATAAATAATCAAAATTTCCTTTTTTCTTGAGAATTTTATTTAACTTGCGACTAAAAAGTTTTTCAAAAGTCGATGTCCCTTTGCTTTCACTCATCAAATTCTGCCTCCATTTCAGCAATGTATTTCTTACCTGATCCGTAATAAGAGATATCAATCAAGTTATCTCTGTCGTACTCTTCTAATGCGTCAATCAAGCCATCTTCGATGACATAAATATATTCAGGTTTATTTGAATGTTTTAATAGATGAATAAGGTAAACATGATCCCAAATACTTACAAAATTGCCCAAATCGTCTTGATCGCACGCTAGCTCTTCATTCGTCAAAAGATTTCGTCTGATTTTTCGATTATTTGTTTCCTTGATATTCGACTTGCCCCATTCAGAATCAGTCAAATATTGATCTAAAGTGGAAAGTTCTTTATTCATATGCTAAAATTCTCCTTAGATATATTTTGTTTTGTGACTCTATGCTTGCCGGCTGAGTCACTTTTTTATTTGTTGCCAAGCTTTTTGCTTATCAATATGTTGTTGGCTTAGGATGCTTGGTTTATTGTGTCTCCACCAGCGATTAGCAATTACCGTCCCTATTCTTAGCGCTTCAGCTCTATTCATTTTCATCACCAAAAAGTCTCTGTTGTCTGTTCAGTTGATCAATTTCCATACGGATCGCAGTTTCTGGTAACCACATTTCAATAAATGAAACAGCATCATCGAATCTCTTACGAGGTAACTCGCCATATCTTGGGATTGAAAAGGTACGTTTAAATTCAGACCAAAATTTTGAGAATACTTTTTTGCTGATTTCTTCATAAGCTCGGCTTTCTTTACCTCCTAAAACTTCCATAACTTTCATATTTCCTTTTTGCTTAATTTCAAACTCTTGTTGTCCGCTAATTCGCATAGTATCTTTAAGCATGGAGACATCTTTTTTAACATCTTTCATTTCTTCTAGTTGGTAGATCATCATGTCTTCAATCGTTTGAGGAACAGTATTTTTACGAATGACATCTTCCATCTCGTTGAATGCTTCAATAAATTTGAGTTTGAAACTTATTGCTTTACTTCCAGTGAATCCCATAGCTAACAAGGAAAATCCATCTCTATTCATGAAAAAAACTCTCCGACTTCTCCCATACGTGTCCGGCTCGTTTCCTTCTACAAACATCTGCTCAAAATTGAGCACATCTTCAACATTGGCCGAATTTTCGACCGATCTTTTTACTGATTCAATTGCTTCTAGCACATGCTTATGTTTCTTTTCGAAAGCTTCAGCTACTTGCAAGCTCGTAGTCACAGCTTCTTTATTTTTCAAAATTACTAATTCTTGCATTATTTCTTCTCTCCTTTTGGTATAATTAATTAAAAATCAATAGATTTGTTTCTTCATCTCAAATTTCACAGCTTGATACTGGCTATGCCCCTCCGCAACTAGATGAATTTGATTAGGAAATTCTCCAGTTTCTTTTACAAATTCTTTGATGAGATCATTAAAATTTTCTTTCAATTGTTTTTCGTTTATAGTCATTAAACTTTTTTTCATTAGTCAGTCCCTCCCGACTGGCTTTTTTGTTTTGTACTCAGCTTCATCCAGCCCCATAAAAATCCAAACCATGTAAACAATCGTTCCTATCAACGCTTGTCTGCTTCCCCAAAGTCCTAAAGCGTAGATGATTAGCGGTGCGCTGAATACTAGTGCTCTATTAAATTTTCCCATCCGCTTACCTCCTTAAGATTTCCGAAAAATTTGTTTCTAAAAATTCAAGTGTTTTACTTCTTAAAAATAGATATGTGTCTCTTCCTTCAACTGGATAATAGACAAATCCATTTTTGTTTTTTTCGATATCGATAATATTTCTATATCTTGGGTTCTTTAAAACTCTAGAAGTAAACCAATCATATTTTCTGTTAATCCGTTCTAGTACTTCTGGCAACGTCATCCATCTACCAGTATCATCAGCTTTTTTTAACTCCTCATAATCCACTTGGGAGATAATTACATAGCCTTCTGGAATTGGGATTTTTGCTTCTAGATATTGCATTAGCTGTTCCTCCTATTGAATACCTAATATTTTTTTTACAGTTTCTATGTGTTCTTTAGCTTTTTTTCCATCACGATTGCCGTTTAGAATATCTGATAAATAAGCTCCTGAAATACCAACAAGCGCAGCTAGTTCTTTGAAAGTCATTCTTCTTTTTCTCATCTCCGCTCGAATTTTTAAGTCCAAATTCTCAGACATAAAAATAACTCCTTTCTAAAAAAAATAATCTGTAAGCTAAAAAATTAGCTAATATTCGTTGACAATAACTAATATTTTTATTAGTATATAGACATAGCTAAATAAGACACAGAAATGCCTAGTAATTTACATTTCAGAGTTTGCCGACCGTGAAGTGTTTACTAGTTATCAAGTCTTTTTAGCTAATATTTTAGCTTACGAAAACAGTATACTAACACTTTTATTAGTTGTCAACACCTTTAACTAATTTTTTTATTAGTGTTTTCGTAGCTTGTGAGGTGCGAAAATGAATTTACTAGATAGAATAAAGGAATTAGCTCATAAAAGAGGTATAAGTATAACTCAACTGGAAGAAGAATTAAATATACCTAAAAACACGATTTATCAATGGAAAAATAGAACTCCTAGTACTAAAAGACTACAACTTGTAGCAGATTATTTTAATGTAACTACTGATTATTTACTCGGTAGAAACCAAGTTCCTGACTGGGCAACAAAAGAGGAAGTGGTTGAACTTGATAAACTACTAGACTCAAATGTTAATATGTCTTATGGTGGGGAAACATTGACACCCGAACAAATACAGCGCGTAAAAGATATCCTGATAGCGACTTTCTGGGATATTGTGAAAGAAGACAAAGAAAAAGGCAAAAAGATGTGAGCTTATGGAGATGGATACGATTAATTTAGTCGAGGAGTTGAAGCGGAAATACCAGTCCGCTAATCCTTTTTATATTTGTGGAAAGATGGGCATTAAAATTCAATACGTTCCTTTTATCGAAAATCCCAAAGGACAGTTTCAAGAAATTAGAGGTCGTGCAATAATCTTCTTAAATGATGAACTGCGAGACTCTGAGGAAAGATTCTACATTTGCGCTCACGAATTAGGTCATGCTATTTTTCATCGTGGCTTATCTAGCTATTACGTATCAACAAGAACATCTAGAAGCAAATCTGAAAGCGAAGCTAATTGCTTTGCTGCTAATCTCATTGTTTCTCTTTATAAAGAAGACAATGATCAATATCCTAGAAAAATCGAGGAATTAAAAAATCTTTACGGACTTCCAGAAAGCGCTTATCGTTTCCTTATATAAAAAAGCCCGTGTTAGCACACATATTACAACGAGAAAGAGGAATTATAAAATGAAAAAAGTTAGCGTTATGTTGTTGTTAAGTACTGCTCTGCTACTTTCAGCTTGTTCAAATAATAAAAAAGCTGAATCAACAGATGCCACTTCTAACCAAGAAACAAAAGTAAGTAAAACAAAAGAAGCAACTGAAACCAGTTCCTCTACTAGCAAATCTACATCTAAGACAGATTCTAGTTCAACAGTTACAAGCTCCAACCAAGCTACGGCGGAACCTAGCCCAACAGTTATAAGCTCCAGTCAGGATACAATCCAAACCGCACCTCAAGAAGAAACATATGAACAGATGAAACAACGCACTTTACAGTCAACTCCAGCTGATCGTGCAAATTGGTCCAACAAAGAGTGGGAAGCTTTCGGCGTGGCCCTTTATGAAAATGGATTGACTACAGATGATGCTGGCAATATTATCAGTCAAGATCAGAAAGAACAACAAGCAGCATCTCAACAAAATCCAGAATCCCAACAAACAAGCGCTCAGCAAGACGCTGACACTTTATCACTTACTGATTTTGTTAACAAATACGGGATGTCGCCTGTTGCATGGAAAGTACAGAATGGAATGTCTGAAGAAGAAGCATTGCGTACAACACAGCAAAAGACTTCCGGTGAAGTTCAATTAGGATTTTCTAAATACGGAATTCAATAACATATTTTTATGCCCTACTATTTTGCCTATAATCTCTAAAAAAGTTATAAAGAAAAAAGCCCGTGCTGCAACACGGACTCATACCTCATTTCTGAGATCACAAATATATTATAACAAGAAGTGAGGAATGAGTAAAAATGAAAAAGAAATTTATCCCTTTAGTTATTCTTGCTGCTTTGTCATTAGCTTCGTGTGGTAGTTCGGATAATTATTCAAGTGCAAATAGTAGTTCAAAAACTTCAGAATCTACTACTGTTAGTTCTGCTGAATCAAAAAAAGATTTACCTTCCGAAGATCAAGGAACTGGAACAATGTATTTATCTGGTCCTGGAGGTACAACAGAAAATGGAGAAACTCTTACTATTTTTGATGATGGAGATACACAAGTAATGCAGATTGGCATGGATGTTAGCGAGTTAGATGGAAATAAATTATCCTATATTTATATAGATGGAACACTATCTTCTAAAGAACAGCTGTCAACTGGACAATCTACTTTGGATTTAACAAAAAAATATTTGACTCCAGGAAGACATACTATAAATCTTGTTCAGTACGATAATAATAATGAAGATGGATCCATTATTACAAATAAAGTAGCTAACTATGAAGTTACTAAAAAATAAATATTAAATATTGGAGAATTATTATGGCAAAAGCATCTAAAACTCAACAAGCATTAATAGAAAACGTTCTAGACTATGCTTCAAGTTTTAAAAGAGGTAACGTACAATCTGTGTCATTCAATATCCAAAGAAAAATTAGCAGCAGTGCAGTTTCTTCTATGGACGATAAACTAAATGATACTTTAAATACTATTTTACATGGGTTACAAGAAATGGATTATGAAATCATAGATATAGCAGTTAATTCGATGCAAGTTAAAAATCCATTGAGTGGCATGTCCTTAAACTTTAATTATACTATTTTGATCAAATAATAAAAACACGCCCACCGTCCAAAGCAAGCGTGTTCTATGAAAAAACAAACCTATACGATAGGCTTCTTTATAGTTCCTATTGTATCAGAGAAAGAGAGCTGATTCAATTATGGCAAGATTAGTCAAACGTGGAAATAGTTGGCAATACGAAATTTCATACAAAAAAGATGACGGAAAATACACGAAGATAAGAAAATCAGGATTTAAGACAAAAGGCGAAGCAAAAGATGCCGCCAACGAATTAGAATATAACTTGAACAAAGGCCTTAAAGGGGATCGCAAAAATCTATTATTATCAGATTACTTTGAGGATTGGATGCAACTTTATAAAGAAGGAACAGTATCTCCTATCACTTATAGAAAATACGAAGATACGTTAATGAACATAAAGAAATATATGCCAGCGGTATTGATTTCTGATTTAGATAGAGTTGGATATCAACGCTTTTTAAATAAGTATGCGAAAGACCATGTAAAATCCACCGTTATTAAGTTTAATAATCATATTAGAGCATCGTTGAAAGATGCCGTAGAAGAAGGATTAATTCCGTTTGATCCAACTAGAAAAGCAGTAATTAAAGGAAAAGATTCATTGAAGCCAAAAGAAGATAAATATTTAGATTATGATCAATTTAAATCTTTAATGAAACTCGTAGAAGAAAACCTTTCTGCACAGTACTCTTCTCCTATGCTTGTGTTAGTTGCTGGTGCTACTGGAATGCGATTTGCTGAACTTCTAGGATTAACATGGGAAGATATCGATTTCGAAGATCAAATCATCACTATCAATAAAACATGGAATTATAAATTAAATGAATGGGGAAAAACAAAAAACGAAACTTCAAATAGGAAAATTTCCATTGATAAACATACGATTGATCTCTTAAAAAAGTTTAAAATCAATCAAAAAGAATTATTCGAGAATTTTGAAGTTAAAAACCCTCATAATTTTGTTTTTTTCAACTTAAAAAATGGATTAGTTTCATCAAACGCCGTCAGCAAATATTTGCGCAAAAAATTAAAAGAATTAGGGATTGAAAAGCAATTTACTTTGCATGGACTAAGGCATACACATGCATCTATTTTACTTTATCAAGGAGTAAATATACTTAGCGTATCAAAACGGTTAGGACATAGCAGTTTAGAAACTACAATGTCTACTTATCTTCATATTGTTCGAGAACTTGAAGATCAGGATAAAGAAAAAATAAACGCTGTATTCGATAGTTTATATAAAAATGATAACTAG